TAATCTGAGCACTTTGGTTCCCTTGTGGTTCAGATTTTCCAATACTTACAACAGATGTTGAATCATTATTAACTCTTAATGTTGTATTAGTATCGTCGTCCTTAACTGTAAATTCTTGAGCAGTTCCAATACCAATATCAACCTTTTCAAAATCAGCATATGTTCCATCAATATTAACGAAAGTTGCAATTCCTCCAGTAACTTGATCAAGATCCTTTACTGTTGCAGTTCCAATATAACCAGAAGTTGCCGTCAAAACACCACTTAAAGTATGAGCAGTAATAATTCCTGTCGTCTCTGCACTAAACGATGATGATAATGTGCTAGCAAAAGAAACATTTTGAGAACCATCAAAAGAAATTGTTGCCGATTCTAAATCTCCAGTAATTTCAAAATCTCTTTCTGTTTGTAAGATTGTCGCACTCGCAGCAACACCTGTTAATGAACCAACGAATGTTGGAGCAGTAATAACA